CACCAGGCGGCACGGGCGCGGGCTGTGGCGTCGGCGCTGGCTTGCTCGGCATGAACGCAATCGCAGCCGCCACGAGCAAGGCAACCACCGCGAGGTGCTTTCCGTCGATGCTGGGCTTGCTTGCTGTGGCATACCACGCCTGCACACGCTCGGTGATCTGCTGACCGGCGAGAGCGTAGAGCGCAAACGCGAGAAGGATGGCTGTAATCATTGTGCTCTCACGAGTGGAAGGATTGTTTCAATCGTCCCGGCGGCGATAGCCACGACCAACGCCCGAGCCGGTGCCCTCACGATGAACCAGAACGGGTACACGCTCATCGGCACGCACGCGACAGCCAGCGTGTCGAACAGCACGCCAACAGACTCCAGCACGATGTCCCGCTTCTGCGGCCCGGTCAGCGTCTCAACGGTGTCAAGCATCTCGACCGCGAGCCTTACAAGCGACGCAACCAACGAACCGAACTCAGCCCACGTCAGCCCGTCGCGGGCTTGCTCGCGTGCCGAGTCAAGGAAACGCTGCGCCGCGACGATGAACGCCGGTAGTGTGTTTTCAGATGACACCATCGGACACCTCGGGTGGCAGAGCGACTCACTTCGATTCTGGCGTGTCGCCCTGGCTGTCTGGCAGAGGGAACACGATCACATCAGAAAGCCATTGGTACACGTCCTGCCAGCAGTCGTCGGCCTCTTGGCACGACTCTTTTTTGGTGAGCGGGAACGGCTGCGTGAACACTTCCTCGCGCCCGTTGATGATCTTTCCGTCAACGTCTTGCAGGGTCAGGTAGACGTACCGCCGCCCGTACTCGACGACGATTCGCCGCTCGATGCCGTCGGGCCGCTCACTCATCGGCGAACCCTTCCATTGCCTCGCGTGCTTCGTTCGTCAGTTCAATGCGTTTCAAGACGAACTGCGTGGCCTTGACAACTTGCCGCTCGTTTCGCGTCCTGTCATCCCATCGCGACTGAATCTCCAAGCACGCCTGACGGATCTCGCTTGGCGTCGGGTCAACCGACTCGCCGCGAGCCGGTTTGAATCGCAGCCGCCTGTCGTTTCGCAGCGGCAGATTCCACACATCGCGCAGGCGCAGCACTTGGTCCTTAGTAATCGTGAAACGAGCGCAGAGGTCAGCGATCGGCATGTGCGTAGCCCAGTCAGCTGCGAACGCCTCGATGCTGATGGTTGCGGTGATGCCTGCCATAGGTCTCACTCCAGCCAATACATCACAGAACGCATCGCCGGGTCGAGGTACAACCGATGCCCTGTCCTCTGGGCAATGCTCGCATGAAATGGCACGTGCTCGCAGTCCGAGCCGTCATACGTTCCCGCGAGGTATGCCTGCGTCTCGTAGATCGCCAGCCCCCCGAACGCAGAGCAGACCGGGATCGGCGGTGAGCCGACCGGCGGCACCCACGAATGCTTCCAGCCACCGAGGCCAGCGGTGTAATCATCGAATGTCGAATTGAGTCTCAGAGCCCATGCGTCGTAATGCAGCCACGACTTCGTCGGCCCGTGCTCCATGATCGACACGCTCGCCATGCCGTAGGCATCTTCAATCGTCGCTAGCGAGCCAACGCCGTGCATCACGCCAACGTCGCTCCACCCGCCCCATGCGTCCCAATCGATGACCAGCGTGTAGGTCGAGTCTGCACAGTGCTGCCGCACCCACTCCTGGCACGCCGTGCGGTACTCGGCTAGGGCAAGCGTTCGCGGGCCTGCGAATTCTGCCGAGAACTGCTGCCGGTTGAGCTTCTGGGTGTGGAACGTCGCCTGCGGGTAGGCATCGCAGAAGTTCGTCAGCACCGTTTCCGTATCGTCGGTGTTGTCGTTGGTGGCGATGTGAAGCCGCCACGATCGGCAGTCCCCAACCAGCAGCAAGAGCCGCGCGAGATTGGCGTCGAGCCACGTACCGCAGTTCCTCGCCAGACCGACGACAGCCACGTCGGCCTCGGCCCAAGCTTTGACGCCGATGGAATGCACCCGCGCAAAATCTGCCGCGAAGTGATCGAGCGGTAAGATGAGGTGGTCAGGCACGCGCTGCGAGTTTTGCAAGCGTAGCAATCGTGCTGAGTCTGTCATCGTATTGCGTCACGTGAACGAAGTGCGGTTTGTCGGGCTTGTTTCTGTCGCCGGGGTGGTGGTTCCAGACCGGCGGCAAAAACGTCGTCTGCTCGTAGAGTCTTGTCGGGCTGTCAAGTTTTCCGTGTGGCCCAGGCCCGATGACGTAGCCCATCAGGCGCATGATGGCGGCTTGCTCCCACCACGGGTGGTAGACGAACTCCGAGCCGTCAACCCACGCTTGCTGCAGCGTCGGCATCATCTGCTTCGACACGACCCACACTCCGCAGTTGGGCACTCTCCCGCAGTCGGTGAGATGCTCGACGACCGCTTGGCACTTGCCCTGCTTTAGTTCAGCAATGATGTCTGCACCCGGCCGTGCGATCACGACGTCAACGTCGAGCCAGCAGACAACGTCATACGCTTTGAGGGCCGCGTGCATCGCCGGGAGCTTTTGCCACGACGCAGGTCGCTCGCCAATGAGGCTCAAGGAAATGAAGTCGTGGCCGTGCCGCTGGGCATACGCCTCCATCAGCGGCGCGGTGTGTTCTGCCATCGCGGAGTGCGTGGCACCGCTCCAGCCTGTCAGGATCAGAGACTGCATCTGCTCACACCTCGGCCCATTCGCTTCCAGAACGCTGGAATAGCACTACCTCAGCACACCCGAGTTTTCGTGCGATCTCGGCTGTGGCTGGCGAGAACACAGCGATGGGCTTGCGGATGTCGATTGTGCCGCTGCCGATCAGCACAGCGGTCAACGCCGTGGCTTTGCCAGTGTTGCGATATCGATCCTCAACGTACTGCTCCAACGTCTGCATCGCTCGCCACACATGCGAACAAGCCCAGCCGACCATAGCGCCGTCGATGTGCCACACGGCAATCGGCGTGCAGCTGCTGCCGTCGCCCTTCATTACCGTGGCAACCTCGATCTGAAACTCGCTGCCGGGCTTTGTCAGCCTGGAGCGAATCGCCAGCAAGTCAATCTTGCTGAGGCCATCGATTGTTGTGGTCGTCACTTGGTTCACTGTAGCCTCACTGTCGTTCGCGCTTCATTTCCATACGAGCGATCAAGCACATGCTTTCCGATCTGGTGATCATCGACGTATGCGATCCCGTTGAGAGCGTCCTCGACGCCGCTCAACAAGTTCTTGTTGTCGCCGCGAGGAAGCATCGGAACGCCAGGCCGTAGCGTGCCGTCCTTGCGGAAGTGGCTCTTGGGGCGCTCGAACACCCAATCGACAATCATCGTGAGGGGAAGTTCATCTGTCGGCGTTGCTCCTGCGGCTCTCGCTGCAAGTGCCACTGCATCGCGGTACTCACGTATACCGTTGTCGGGGTAGTAAGTGTGCCCGCTTTTCGTCGTCCGCTGCCTTGGCTGCGGAATGGGCTTGCCCGGCACAGTGAACGTGATTGGTCGCATGCACGCAGCATCGCGAGCGTGTCAAGCAAACCTAGACGACTGCATGATCTCAAAGTGCCGCATGACCTGACGCACGTAGTGACCTTCGTGGATCTCGTCTAACGCATACGCATGGATCACCGCGCCGTTGGCGAGGTAATAAACGGCGACGCCCACTTGGACGGGGCGTAAAGCACCGTCCAGTGGGCCGCCGAGGAACTCGACTGTGATCCACTCGCTTGGCATGCTCACTCGTAGCGGATTACGGCGAACCAGCCGCGCGGGCCGCGAGCCACGCCACGCTCGACGATCCTGTAGCGTCCGCGCATGGCGTCGGAGTAGAAACAACACGCGCGTTCTGCCGCCTCGGGCGTCTGCCCGTAACCAACCCCTTCTCGCATTCCGTTCAGCACGCGGCAGTGAGCAAGCCGCCCGGTGCGGGCGTTCTCCTCGGCCTGCTGCTGGGCAGTGATCGTCACCCGCCGTGCGTTGATCACCACGTCGTCAGCCTGGGTCGCGACGCCACAGAACGCCAGAGCCATCACCATGCAAATCCTTCGCATATCGTCCGTCCTTTCAACTGGGGAAAGCCGCTCCGTGCGGCACTGCTTCCACCGTAGACGGCGTGTCAACTGATTCCGTGGAAGCGGTAGCCATCCCACGAGTATCGAGCGACGCTCACACGCTCGCCCTTCGGTGTCGGCTGTACTCGACGTGCTCTGCACTCAGCCGCACGCTCGGCAATCTCCTCTAACGTCGGGTCGTCCTCTTGTGGGCCGTGATGGCACCGAGGGCGTCTTGGCAGACCGTGACGTATTCGCAGGTTCTCGACGTGCCCTTCCGCGCAACCCAAGGCGGCGGCAATCTCGGAATGAGTTTTGCCCTCCGCCCAGAGTTGCGTCAGAACGTCCTTGTCGTAGACAAGTCGCCACACTCCCATTAGGCGTCCACCGCCAACGGCATGATCACGCCCGTGTTATCGCCGCAGCGAAGGACGACAGCAGACTCAGCGTCAACGGCCTCGACCTCGACGTTTGGATCTTCGTCACCGTCGATGCCGTTCAGCCACTCCGTGACGAACGCTGGGTCAAGCTTGACGCTGGCGACTTGGCCAGCGTCAACGATCTCACACGTCACGCTGCTTTCCCCCTTCTCGCCGCTCTTGCCTTGCAGCCATATGCCGTCCTGCGAAAAGACGTACAGCACGCCCTTGCTCTCCTCAGACGAGCAGATGGCAGCGGCCCGAGTAGCCGAGAGAAGGTCGGCCCGGGTCACCGTCGTCGGCTTCGCGTCGCGGTCAGGCACGACGTCACGCCATTTCGGGAATCGTCCCTCAACGAGCGACGCCGTGATAGTCGCGTTGCCGATGATGGCAACGATCTCGCGAGTGGTCGCTTGAAGCTCAACAACCTCGTCGCCAGCGTGGTCGGCAATCCTCGCCATGATTGCCATCGCCCGAGACGGCACCAGCGGTGCAATCGGCTCGCTGTCTTCAAGCTGGCTGCGGTCGCAATGCACAGCCGCCAGGCGGCGACCGTCGGTAGCGACGAACGTCACAGTGTCGCCCTGCACCTCGACCAGCACGGCACCAAGAGCGTAGCGGCTGGACTCGTTGTCAGTGGCAAACACGACGCCACGAACTGCACGAGCGAACTGGTCGGCTGGCATTCGCGTCACCAGTTTCGTG